CTGCCACTACTGTTCCCATGTTTTGAGCTTCTTTGTTATCTACATAGATTACATCGCTTAAAACACGAACATCTGGGCGAACTATAATCTTGTCCCCCAGAGGTTTAAATGTTGTAAAATTTACTTCAGCCATTTCAATATTACCCTATTGTTGTGGTTATACAGCTTGTAGGGAATTACCGTTCCCTATGAGCTGTAGCTTTTTAACGGTAGCCGTCTTTTTTGTGCTCGTAGCAAATGCCAGCAGTACGACCTGTATTGAACTCTTTGTCAGAGCCAATTTTATCTTCTTTGCCCATTGCAACACCACCACGCATAGACTTAGATTTGCGCTCACCTGACATATCAGATGATGTTGCGCCTTTAGGTTCTTTTTCGCCTGATGCGCCTTTAGCTGCTTTATGATCCATGATTCCCATGACTTTTCCTTTAAATGGGGTTAACACTCTACGAATAATAATACTATTTTACGACTTTTCAAGAGTTTTTACGAGATTTATTACGCCTTCAATGTCGTGAATTCTGCTAACTGTTCCTTGCCAATTTTTTAAAAATTCAAGCTGGGACTTTGTATAAGGAGCAGAAGCATCACGTTTTACTTCAACTAAAACTGTTTTGCCGCTTTTATGGCTCACTACCAAATCAGGAAACCCACCAGCAACACGGCTAGTATCAAATACCGAGCATCCCATATCCCTGAGCTTTTTAACAACAATAGAATGGTTTGAGTCAACTCTTTTAGCATAAGTCATTGATTATATATAATTATGTGTTAGTGTTTCATTACTTTATACCAAAAGGGGAAGATTTTGAAGATTCTGCTGCTTGATATTGAAACATCGCCTAATGTGGCGCACGTTTGGGGAATATGGCAACAAAACGTAGGTCTTTCCCAACTTCTTGAGTCATCATACACTATGTGCTATTCAGCTAAATGGCTAGGTGAAGAAGCTATTTACTTTGACTCTGTATATGGAAGTACGTCTAAATCAATGCTAGAAGGCATACACGGCCTTTTAGATGATGCGGATGCAGTCTGCCATTACAACGGCACAAAGTTCGATATGCCCACGTTAAACAAGGAATTCTTGCTTCATAAAATGCCACCGCCACCACCTATGAAACAGATAGATTTGCTAAAAGTGGTCAAAAGTCAATTTAGGTTTCCAAGTAATAAGCTTGATTATGTGGCGCAGCGTTTAGGATTGGGCAAAAAGAAAGAGCATGAAGGTCATACGCTATGGATTAAATGTATGGCTAATGATAAAAAAGCATGGGCCACCATGCGTGAATACAATATTCAAGATGTTTTATTGCTTGAAAAGTTGTACAACAGGTTGCTTCCTTGGATTAAAACCCCAATAAATAAAACAATTATGATAAAAGATAGGGATGGATTTGTATGCCCTACTTGCGCTAAACCATCATTAATCAGCAAAGGTTTTAGATATACAACTACTGGTGCTTATCAGCGTTATCAATGTAAGGCTTGTGGTGCATACTCAACTGACACTCGTACTGTAATTCCTCACGCAAAACTTAAACACCTCGCATGATGGCATGATGGCATGAAAGCATAAAATGACTACTATAGTTGGAGATTGGATTAATAAGATATTGGTATCTGATAGTCAATTTACAGATGATAATTCAGGTATTAAATATTTTGATGAAAAAATTGTTGCAATAGATGGCGGTTATTTAGGTGTGGCTGGAAATTGGAGCGATTGTGAAAAAGTGGTTGAATATATAAACAAAAAAAGCAAAACCAAACCAAAATTAAAAACAGATAGTTCATTTATTAAACTTACCAAAGAAGGTCTTTTTTATTGCGGAGATGACCTTGATTGGGAAAGAGCAAAAACTTTTATGGCTATTGGTTCAGGTGCTATGGCAGCAGAAGTTTGTATGAGAATGGGTCTTACTGCTGAAGAAGCTGTTAAATGGGCTTGCAATGTAGATGCAAAAAGCCATGAACCAATTAAGACTTATCGTCTTTAATATTCTTTTGTTGTTCTTTAACTAACTTTTCTATTTCCCTGGCAAACTTATACCTAACAATCCATTCATTTTCACTAGCTACGCCTCTATATCCTAACGAATACCAAGCATTTTCAATTTCTTCATCGGTCATTTAACAATTCTTGTACTTTTTCCAGCAACGCTTCCTGGGTAAAGCCGTGTTTAGCTGTAAAACCTTTTGCACCCATAAGGTGAATTCCTGTGTTTCCGAGATGGTGTTCAAAGCAAAGCGGTAGGCAAGGGGATGTAGATCGGGGCTGACCAAACCGCCTAACGTGGTGGAGTTGTACGTCTGGCATTTCAATCCCATAGGCGGCACTACAGACAATACATCCGAGTCGGGCAATCTTATCAAGAGCGATTTTCTCATTTTTAGTGGACACTATTTTGACTAGCCCAATCTTCTAGCTCTTGCGCTGTTTCAGTAATAGAACAAGCAATTAAATACGCTTCTGTTTTACGATTTTTTAATACCGCATTAAGAAAAGATTTAGTAAGCCTGTTTAATTTAAGTAATGAGTCTGCGTAATCTGTCATCTTGTTATTCTTTCTATGTTTCGGTTTGTGGCTTGTTCAGATCGCCATGCTTCAAATTCCATTTGAGCTTGGGTAAGTTCTAATTTTAACAATGCTTCTTTTGCTGTTGCTGCATCAATATCATTGCAATATTTTTCAAATTCTGCTGAAGCATAAGCCTCACGTTCTTGTGCGCCTAAAGAAGATTCATTAGATTTTTTCATCATAATGGCAACAATCATTTTCTTTTTTTCGCCAAGCCCTGCTAAATAACCTTTAGCTTTTGAATAATCCGCTTTGTATTTTTCGTAAATGTCATAAGCGTTGTATGGGTTAAATTCTTTCATTTAACAATCTCCATGCTGTTGCTGCACAAAGTGGGACTTGTCCGTTTCCAATGGCTTTAAGTCTGTCCACTCTAGAGGCCATCCCATGAGCCACTCGACCCACGTTGGGTTCAATCTCCCAGTATTTTCTGTCTCCATACTCATCACCACCTCTCCAAGATTGCTTTTCCAATACTTGTTTTCTGGGTCTAAGTGACGGCTGATCGCATGACGTGAATCCTGACAAACTGGAGTTGGCCACATTTCCATTCTTTTCTTCAATGCTTTCCGACTGTTGCTCCCCCCATCTATTCCTGTCGTGCAAGGTGTGTGAAAGAAATCCAAATTGTTTGGTATTCTTTCCGACAATCCATATTCTGTCCCTTCTATGGTTTGCTCCAACATCGGCTGCTGAAAGCACTCCCCATTCCGCATCGAACCCCATCGAGGCCAGGTCTGCAAGGACTCGTTCAAGTCCTCTAGTAGTGAGCATTGGACTGTTCTCAATGAATGTGTATTTGGGTCGTACCTCGCTAATAATCCTTGCCATCTCTTTCCACATTCCTGACCGTTCTCCGTCAAGTCCATCACCTTTTCCTGCTGCGCTGATGTCTTGACATGGAAATCCCCCAGAAACGACATCAACAATTCCTCGCCAAGGTTTTCCTTCAAAGGTTTGAACATCATCCCAAATCGGGAAAGTCGGGAGAATTTTGTCATTTTGTCTGGCGCACAATACGCTTGCTGGATAGGCTTCCCATTCAACGGCACAGACTGTTCGCCATCCAAGGAGATGTCCCCCAAGTATTCCTCCACCAGCGCCTGCGAAAAGAGCCAACTCATTCATATAGCCCTCATTTAAGGTTCATCCATAAGCCAGTTTGTCCAATAGCATAGCCAATCCAAATTACTGCATTAGCTGTAGCCCCTTTTTGAAACTGTAGAACTCCTGTGACTAAATACCCAAACCCTGTTGCCCCAACAATGTATTTTTCCAACATTTCCATTCCCCCATGTTGCCTAGTTTGTATTGCGTATAAAAATCATCTAGTAATACTTTACTAAAGTTCTTGCCCGAGATGTAATCTCTAAACCAACTTAATCCTTTTTTGTGGCGTAAGTGCAACAAATACCTTACAGCGCATTTATGCTTGTGTTCTAGATCGCAGTTCCCTTTGTTTGATGACATAATCCTTCATTTCGTAGTAGCTTCCAAAACGAGCTAATTTTGGGTCTTTACCGCACTCAATTTTATATGCTTCTTCAATTTGCTCATTTGTTACTAACGGAAGTTGTTTGTGTCTAGTAACTTCTTCTTTTACCCACTCAGCTTTAAATCCTACCCAACTACGTTCACAACAAGTTTGCAGGGCATCTGAGAGAGTTATTTTAGCCTTTTCAGCCTCTCGTATCAAACCTTTCAAAGCCGTGTCTGTAAGAGGCTTTTTGGCAGCTTTACGGACTTTTAAATAATCATTCCATAAAGACACATCAACACCTTTAGGTGGTGCTATGTTTTTATTAGTTGTTGTTAAAGGTAAAGGTGATGGTGAAGGTGATGGGCATTGCTTAAGCATTGCTTGTGCATTGCTTGTAGCATCATTTTCTTGTTTATCCCATCTAGCTTGTGCGCCTTTTAAAGCCCTATCGTGCATTTTGGCTTTATTTTGCATTGCAAGGTTTAATTCTTTTTCAACTCTAGCGTGAATCCAATAACCATCTGAAATGCTAAAAAATTGCTTAAGCATTGCTTTAGCATTGCCCCAAGCATCAGGCGATAATTTAGAAATCTGAGCTAAAACTTGATCATTGTCTGGCAATCGACCAGATCGCCAATAATCCATAAGAAGCAATAAATATGCTCCGTGCTGTTCGGTGGTAAGTCTAGCTGTATCTGCTAGATAGTCCCCAATATAAAGGGGCATCCATATATCTGCTTTTTGCATACAATTCCTCTGTCAAAGGTAGTCAAAATAAGGTGGACTGGGCGGGCGGTGACTAATCGCTTTTCGGGGATGACCCTAGCCTGTCCATAGATTTTACTACTTATTTTTGTTTTTTAGTTCTTTTTTGGGCAACTGCTTTAGCCCTTGCAATAGTAGGAGAGCCATCTTTTTCGGGTGTAATTCGGTATTCATCAATTGCTTTGGTAAGGATACTAACAAGACCCCATTGGACAAGGGTTTCAAGCCCTTCTTTGTCAAAGTCAACTTGAGCGTTGGCTGATCCATCTTCGTTTTCCTTAATGATTTTTACGCTTATCTTCATTTTGTTGATCCCCCATAAATTTGATGATCCATATAGTTTAATCGTTCTTTAAGCTGTGATAATTCTTTTGTTAAAAAATCAGCCCTGTATTGTAATTGTTTAATTTCTTTATCTGCTCTTACAAGCATTTTAAGTAACATTTCTTCTCTGTTCATTGTAGTTCGGGCCAAATAATGTGCCAGGACTTAGGAAATATATCCTTGCGAGTGATTAAACCATGCGACTCTTTTTCAAGAGTTGCGCCTAAAAATGCAAATTGCGATGATGGTATGTTGTTTTTTCGCCACATTGATACAGCATTTGGTGAAATACCTACCAATTTAGCAACTTTTGTAGTACCACCTAGCAAATCAATTATTGCTGAATCTGTTAGTTTTAGCTTCATTCAATTATCTTACATCGTATGTCGTTATTTTGCAAATAGTTCTTGACAGCCTATGAAATATGCTTACAATCAATTTTATAGCAATTTCGCTATGTATCTAAGGGGAATTTAGATGGGTGAATTACACCAACTGATGTTAGAGCATGAAGAATTTTTAGAAAAGGCTTTAGATGATATGGAATTCAGTAACGAATTTATGTCACAAGCACAAGTAGATTGCATACGCCAAGCGTGTGGCAAACCAAAAAATTGCAAAAATGAAACGTTAACTTCATTGTTTAATGACTTTGGCAATATTTTTAGGAGCGCACCATGAATCAATCAGAGTCAATCGCTAAATTAGCAACTGCTTTGTCAATTGTTCAGGGAAAACTTACTCATGCTAAAAAAGATTCAGAAAATCCGTTTTTCAAATCTAAGTACGCTGATCTTGAGTCTGTGTGGGATGCTTGCCGTGATCTTTTGGCTGCAAACGGCCTTAGTGTTATTCAGTTTCCTGGAGAAACTATTGTAAATACAGTAGTAGCCAATGAAAGAGAAACAGTTATTGCTGAAATGTCATTAACAACAATTCTTGCTCATAGCTCTGGTGAATGGATTGGGCAAGAAATGTCTTTACCTATGTCAAAGGTAGATGCTCAAGGCGCAGGGTCTGCGTTAACTTATATGCGTAGATACGCATTAGCAGCAGTAGTAGGAGTAGTACAAGCTGACGATGATGCAAATGCAGCAGTAGTAAGCAAGTCTAGTTCAGCAATGAAAACCATAGCCAAAGATATTTTATAAAGGAAACAACATGGCGTATATAGCTAAAGAGGGATCAGGGAGTTTATTCAAAAATGATCGTAAACAAAGTGATTCGCATCCTGACTACACAGGCACAATTATGGTGGCTGGTAAAGAAATGTGGCTTTCGGGTTGGGTTAAAGAAGGCAAAAAGGGTAAGTTTTTTAGCATTTCAATTGGCAAAGAAAAATTACCTATGGGATTTAAAGCTGCTGGATCGGATGAGTTACCTAAATCTGATCCTTTTATTGATGATAGTGTTCCTTTTTAGGAGATAGTTATGCAGAACCAAATTAAAGACATTATTGAAACTAAATACACGGAAAAAGTATGGATGGGTGTCAATGTTGATGAAGAACAACAACTCATTAGTTTTAGACCTGAAGATTTAGCATCAGTCATTAAGGCGGTTCTGCTTGTTGCAGCAGACTTATGCGTATTTCAAGAAGATAGCATGAGAATTACTAACTACTCTAAGGGCATTTAATGGCCTGCAAAAACTGTAAATTTTATGTATTTATGCAAAATGATATGCTTGGTGCTTGTAAGCTCAATCCTGTTGTGGTTAATAAATCGCCATCAGATTGGTGCGGTCAAGAAATCCCAGCA